GTGCTGTGTGAGCATCCGTATCAGTTAAAATAAGTGTTTGGCCTCTTGTTCTTATAGCTTGCATAATTTGACCAGAAGTTTGTAACTCTATGTCGCCTGCCTCATTGGTAGCCGCAGGCGTCCAAGCGTTTCTATCTTCTCTGTCGCACCAAGATATTTTACGGCTATTTCCACCAGAACCTAATGCAAAGATAAAACGCTCTTCAGTCACAATTAAGCCAAGATTAGATAATGGTGCGCCAGTTATTGGTGTGGCTACTGTAGCTAGTTTTAGAGATGTTTCAGTTACATTTACGTTTTGCTCTGCATTAGTCGCAGGGTAAATTTGTATTGTAATGCCAGTATCGTCTGTGTCGAACCTATAGAAACTATTGCCAATAGGTAAGGTTTCATCAAGTAAAACTGTCGTAGTTGTTGTGCCTAAGACTTTAACCTTTAGTGATGGTATTGTTGACGCATCACTATCAGCATCAGGGTCAGTAACATTTATTGTGAAATGATATTTAGCACCGTTAGTTAAACCAGTTATAGCTTGCTGTAAATTAGCAGCCGTTGTGCCTGTCCACTTGGCCTCACCACCACTTATAGCCCAACCAGTTCCTAGCGTCCAATCTGTGCCTGCCGAAAAACTGTTATTAGTTATAAGCTCAGAGCCGCTTGAAACACCCAATCCCCACTCTAAAAGCCTACCATCATCATAATGGCAACCTACCATAAGTTCGCCAAAATTATCTAAACTCCAAAACGTAGCTGGCTCTGGAATGGCATTTGCAAGTTGCTGTCTTGGCGTACCCCAGAAACCAATACCGTATGGGCCTTTACCATACCCAGCAGATACAGCCGCATCTTTACGTCCAGTTGCTAAGTTTTGAGGTGTAATGTCGTAGCACAAGCCACCACCTGTCATAGCAACCAATGCACTATGTGAGCCACCCACCAACCAAGTGCTAGTATTTAAAGCTTCCCAAGCGTGCATACCTCTAACTGGTTGTGTGGTAAAATCTTGCTTTCTATCTTGCCAACCACCAATAGGACGCAATGAACCGTCTAACCATCTGACTAAGCTACCTTCGCGCCATCTGCCAGATTGCTCATAATCTGTGCCTATTCGGTAAAATCCAGATGGTATGTCCAAAGGTACTAAAGTCATATTAAGCCAATTTCATTATATACGCCAAAGCATAGTAAGGTGGTCTGTTTTCGTGAGCGCCACCACCGCCTGCGTTATCAACAGATAATGTGTGAGTATGTGCGCCGCCACTAGCAATGGTTACAGTGTGAGAGTGTGACCCTGCCGAACCTGTTGTTTTAGTTTGTAAGCCGTTTGGGTTCCAAGTTGTAGCATTAAAGTCGATGTCTATGCCCGGACTTAGTGCGCTTTGTAAGACATAACTATCAGTGTAACTATGCGTGTGCGACCCTGCACTGTTTGTCGTTCCAGTGTGCGTGTGTGCGCCACCGCTTGCAGCCGTACCTGTGTGGCTGTGGGCAGGAATATCGCCAGTTGCTAGTGTAACTGTATTTGCACCGCCACTGTTTCCAACATTGTAAGTTCCACTGCTATCAGCGTCAGCCATAACGATAAACTTACCTGTTAAGTTAGGTGTGCCGTTTGAACCGTTACATAATGCCCAACCAGTTGGAATAGCAGATACCGCACCTGACCACATAATAATGCCACCAGTAGGCATTGCCTTGTTAACGGCTGTGTCAAGTAAATCAAAATTACTATTGAGAGTATTTCCCCATGTTGAATCGCTACCCCCCACTGTCGGCTTCGTTAAACCTAAATTTGCTGTCGTAGACATATTAAAATCCTTTTCTTAAACCCAACGTATCATTTTTCTAAGCATCCGTCCACGTTCCTGACGCTGCACCATCATCCACCCATGTACCTGTTCCAGCACTGTCATTAGCCCATGTGCCTTGATCTTGTGCGTCATCACTCCAAATGCCGTCACCTTCGCAATATCCTGCCAACCAATATCGCTTGCCTGCAAATACAACATTCGCTCCTACTGCATTTGGGTCAATCTCTACATATGGGTTTAATGCAGTCATTCAGCTTCCTGTATCTCGTTGCCGTCTTCTTCCGCCCACTCAAGGATGGCTGCGTAGTGACGGTTTGCTGGGTCCATTGGAACTGCCATGTCTTGTCCGTTTATTGTGGCTTTAATATGGTCTTTGCTACCGTCCATATCAGTTACGTACTGTGCATTTGTAATTGTCATGTTATCCATATCTATAGCTCCGCAGATATTTTTAAAGCTGAAATATATCTATTTGTATCATCAGATGCAGCTATAGCGACGTAAGCAGCAACTTTATCTACTGTTAAATTGTATGCGGTCCAATCTGCTGTTGCACTACCATTCCCTGTAAAGGCAAAAGTTGGGGCGGCTCTCATCTGTGTTCGCAATACAATCTCATTCATTATAAAAGAAGCACGATAGCGATAGGCAAACATATTACCATCTAGTTGTTGATAGTACCTCTGACACCTAGCCAACTCATCCGCAAAGCTTCGATGCTCGAAGTCCGTAGCTTTGTCGCCTACTTCTAGCATGACGCCAGTGAGATACCAATCATTACTTGTGCTATCAGCTAGATTAACTTGACCAACAGCCCTATTAGCTTGAGTGTTTGCGCCCCACGAAGTTTGTAAAGTGCCTGATTGCCAGTTTGAACCATTAGAAAGCCAGAAGTTTAATTGTATTGCACTTGCATTAGTATTTGCTAACGCACCTGTTGTATCACCATCAAAGGTAAGTTCTTTCTTTTCCCAAGTGTTTGCAGCAGAAATTGTGTACGATTTGCTTATATGTCTAGAATTAGTACTATCAAAAAGTTCTGCAATATAAGTACCTGTCTTAGCCGACTTTACCCAAAATGATAATGTTACTTTTTCTGCGTTTGCAGTTCCTTTTTTTAATCTTTGTAAATTTTGACCCTCTATTCTTTGTAATACGACAAGTTCAGTTGCTGCGTCTAAACTTGTTCTAGCTGTCGTACAATCAACCTTTAGCGAATTAGCAAAACCTTGACCAGTGGGCGTGTCTGTTGATTGACTCATAGTCCAAGTTCCTGCTAAATGTATATATCTAGCAAATCTATCAAGAGTATACGCATAACCTGATGTTAAACTTGCAAACGAACCCCCACGTTTTGCTATTGTCATAGCCCCATTAATTATAACGTTTTTACCACCGCCACCGCCTTGGCCTGCGTTGTCTGCTATGTCTCTGGCTTTAGTCATTAGTTACCTCAAGATGGTTTAGTAGGCCACGTTACATCGTCTAAGCTAGTTGCGCTGTTTGTAATGTCTCTTAGAGCCTGACGATAGGTTTTCCAAGCATCAGACATGGTAACGTCAGAGTTACCCATCCAATCGGTTTCTGCTATTCTACGGTTACGCTCCTCACGCAGTAAGCGCATTGGTTCTGCATTGGTTAACTCAGTCTTCTTAGCTGAAACTGCCGACCAAGTTGTGCCAAAGTCATCAGGATTGTCACTTTCTATGGCAGAGCCGTTGCTGTCTGCGCCTGTCACCTTGCGGAACATTTCATTGAACTCTGCTTCAGAAGTAGGTTCGCCACGCAAAACCCACTCCGTAATTTCCAACTCGTTTAGTGCTGTTGCTATATCTGTCATTTTAAACTCCGATTAAAAACCCTGAAAAGAAAGCTTGAGTACTTGCTCCACTAATTACATTTGAAGTTCCTACGTTAAAAGCATATATTTCAAGGTAATCTGACGAACCATTCATATAAACCATAGTAGAACTTTCTACTTGGTAATCGTCTAATGATTGGTCTGAATGGTATATGTATGAGCCGTTTCTAAAATTCGAACCGTTTTTGTAATACGCAAATAATGCGGCAGTACTTGCACCCTGAAACCAAGCTAACGAACAATTAACATGGTAGTATCCTGCTATTGTTGGTTGAAACTTACTATTAGTGGCATCATATTGATTAGCTGTATCATATTCTTCTGTACCAAAAGTTATTTTTGTCCATGTGGCTCCGCTAATAGATTGACTAGTTCCATTCTTATGTGCGCTGAAAGCTACAGCCTTGGGTAAAACAAAACCGTTACTGTCTATGGTTAACCCAGTAGTACCGCCAGTGTTCTGTATTTCATCAACTTTTAAGATAGAACTCATTGGGCTATCTCCATTAATATAATTGAGGACTGTCCATTAGTATTTCCAGCGTTTGAACCTCCTGCATTTACAGTTAGAGTTGGTCCTGTCGTACCATAGATTTTGCCTTTGACGCTGTAAGTAGTAGCAGACGTTGTTGATGGACTATCTACAACATTATTTGCATATCTCATACAAACTTCTCCACCAGTTTGAGTGCTGTCGTAATGACCTATTTCAAAAGGACCAGAATTATCTGTAGGAAGTGTCTGTAATTGAGTTGAGTCTCTTAAAATTTCAAAACCAGCGTTATAATAACTAGTATTCGAGTCTCCTATTCTTACCGAAAGACTAACCATACAAACAATTTTACTGGTGCTGAACTTTGGAGTTATTGCTAAAGAAGCTCCAGTGATTGCTGTAGCGCTTTGAGATGTAATAGCTGTTGTAGTATTCCAAGATGTATTAACCATCTGAACAACATGCCCTGCAATCTGCACCCCATTGCCACTAGTCTTTTCGTTTATGGTGTCTACCTTCAGGATGCTCATTGTTTGATCTCCAAGACTTCCATTAAAGCTTTAGTAGCACCACCATTACCATTATTTATTATCCAACCTCTTTGAGTTCCAGCATATATTCTACCTTGAATTTTATATGTTATTGCAGACGTAGAACTTGGCGTGTCTATATAATTCATAATAAAAGGCGGGTAAAAATCATGTGGCACTGATTGCTGGTTAAAATAGTTTTGCCAACTTGCGGTATATATGTCTGTACTGTCTCTTAACAAACGATGATCTTGTGCAGAATTGTTAGCACCACCGCCCCCATTATATTGCTCTGCCTTAGCCCAAGCACGAATGAGTATTTTTGAATTATTGTACTTTGGTGTGATTGTTACTGAAAAACCAGCAGCATCTGTATAAGAACCAGTAGTAAAGGTAGTTGCTGCTGTTGGTACAGCAAACAAATGTTGCACAACTTGATTAGCACTTGGCACAAGCGTTCCAGCACTAGCGTCTATAGTTTGCCCAGACGGTACGATAATCTTATTGGCATTAGCGCCTGTCGTTGGCCCCTTTAGATTTTCTACTACTAACGTACTCATATAATCACCAAGTTCCCATTAACTGTAAGCGTTGTTCCAGAAGCCACTGTAAGTGGGCCTGTCGCACTAGCGTTTTCTGCTGATGTAATTTCTACATCTGTGTCTAGCTGTTGCTCGTTAACTCTAAATATATCCCCTGCACTTGTGCCAGTTGTGCCGTTCTCACCCTTGAACATTCCACCGCCTACTGCGCCTGCCACTTCAAAGGTTTTGTATGCTATGACCTCTACAATGTCCGAAGCTGAACAAGCACTGGCAAAAATTACATCGGAACCATTCGTGGCTTGTACATCCGTACCCAATTGCATTTTTATGCCATTTAAAAATATGTCAACATAGTTGGGGCTGTACCCACCTGTTGCGAATGAAGTTTCACCGCCAACACAGGTAAAGCTATCTCGCGTTTGGGTAGCTCTGGGCGTTTCGCCTGTACTTCCAATATAGCCTGCCATTAAAAAATTTACCTATTCTCTAATCATTGACTGAAGGTGTGCAGCATACGCTGCCTTTACTTCATCAGTAAAAATTTGTGCAGCAAAAGCTTGTACGTCTGCACTTTCATTCGCTAAATCATCTGCGCTTATATCTGGCATAACAATGTGCCTATGGAATGAACGGCTTATTTCCACACCGTCTCGCTTTACAATCGTTGCATCTCTGACTTGGATTACTTTCCAATCATTGTTACTAACAATTTCAACCTTATCTTCTATTGTTTCTTCTGTTAGTGCCATTTTAAGTTCCTCTTATTTAAACTTTATATGTTCCAGCCATATATACTTCACCATTCGAACTAACTACGTTGTGCATGACTGCGCTCCATGAAGAAGCATTACTTTGATGCAATAATGCATAAACAGTACCACCAGAAATTAATGTATGTGGCCCGTAACCAGTATAGGTTCCTATAAAATATAAAGAAATATTGCCTATAGAGTATGGTGCTGGTGCAGTAAAAGGTAATCCAGTAAACCACATATTGCCTGAGTAACCAGTACTATTTATAGATGATTTAAGCGCCCAGAAATGAACTGTGTTACCGATTTTAGTGTAATGAGCAGGTATCTGTACTTTAGGTGTTGGAGAGCCATAGTAACCAACCATTTCAAAATTAAATGTGCCTTGCTCATAATCGTCCAAAGCGTTGTCGGCTGCGGTATCTCCGTTGAATGTAAGACCCCCACCAGCAAGGATACGCATACGCTCTGCACCAGTAGTTTTAAATGCTAAATCGCTAAATGCACCACCACTATGAGTGACGTCAATAAAAGCCTCAGTACCATTATGCCCAAAGTCAAGCATATCTGTTCCACCATTATCCAAGCCACGCAAAAATCTTCCATCCGCAGAACGGCCTTTTACTTCTAATGGTATGCTTGGTGAGGTTACGCCCCCCATGCCAACCCTATCATTCGTTGCATCAAGCGTAACGCCTGCCGTTAATAAGTGTGCGTCAACATCTGTATCAGAATAACCACCAGTTGAAGGGTTTTGCGCAAACGTAACGGCTACTACTTCATCGCCTGCTTGTGCGGCATTTATAAGAGTGACGCTCTGTCCATCAGCCGCCTCTGTGAAATCCGTATCTTTTACGAGGCGTATTCCGTTGTGAAATATATGTATTTTGTTAGGTAAAAAGCTTAAACCAGTAAGCGCAGTTGTGTTAGCTGTAAACGTAAACTTCTTTCTACGTTCAGCCGCATTTTGGTTGTTAGTTACTGAGCTAGTGTTTGCGCCTATATACCCTGCCATTAGTCAGCTTCCTCTATTGTATTACCGTCTGCAACCCATTCTTGTATGGCTACCCAGTGTCTATTTTCTGTATCTTTTGGAACTTGCAGTTCTACGTCATCTATTGTCGCTGTTACACAACCAGTATCCTGACCCTCAAATTTATTATGTTTTGCTTTTGTAATATTCATTTATAGCTCCGCATCGAATTTTAAACTGTCACTTCTGTAACTAGTGACAACGCTATAAGCCGCTGCAAGATAGGCTTTCCAATGTTGTCTATTCGGTAAATAATTTGTAAGACTAGCACCAGCAGCATATGAAACTGTAACGGTTGGGGTTGCTCTCATTTCTTGTCCAAAATCTACTTGTACAAATCTATAACCAGAAGAATATTGAGTAGCATAATAATGTGGCCCTGAACCAACGGCTTGCCAATAATACCTCTGGCACTTGGCTAAAGTTGTTCCATAATTTTCGTGTTCGAAATCCGTAGCTTTTTCGCCAACCTCCAACTGAACGCCAGTAATCTGCCACGTTGCATTTAATGTACCACCAAGGTTTGCAGTCTGACCACCTAATAAATTAGCTACAGAGTATGTAGTCCAATTAGTTGTAGCAGTATTTATACCACTTCCAGCAAACAAACCAAAGACAATAATTGATCCCTGAGTATTATCTATATTAGGGCCAGCAGTAGTATAGGCTGGAAAAGTAATCGTCTTATACTCCCAAGTATTAGCAGCGTTAATTGTGTATGCCTGACTATAAATTACGTTTGCATCATTAACATAAAATGAAGCTGACCAGTTTCCAGTAATGCTAGATTTTACCCAAAAAGAAAGAGTAGTAGGTTTAGCGTCAGAAGTACCAAAACCAATTCTTTCTAAATTATTACCTTCTATAGATTGGTAAATTCTACTGTATTCATCAGAAGCAAGAGCCGTTTCTGCTGTTGAAGTTGTAACTCTTAAAGACTTACTAAATCCAGAAGGAGCGTCACTAACTTGTTCTACACTATATGTAAATTGGTCTTGATTAACTTTTTGTTGACGCCACCTATCTAAACTAAAATAACCATTACCCTCATTGTGTGCTGCGGTACTTCTCTGGGCGATAGTCATTTGTCCATTGATTATAAGGTTTTTATTACCACCGCCTGATGCACCAGTTCTTGCAAGATTAACTAACTCATTCTGTTTGCTCATGTTTGCTCCAGAACACTCAATATAACGTCAACAGATTTATCTGTGTCACTTTCTATCGTGACCGTATTTCCTTCTTGTAGAATAACTTTTCCATCAAGAACTGACAAGGCCGCACCACTTGGCAAAGGTACATCTTTAACCAAATGAACATATGCAGCCTTGACAGATATTTTTACTTGAGCGGTATGCACATTGGCTAAATTACATCCAATAACCACTGCCGTTGTGCCTTGTGGCACTTGATATACAGTTT